CACGACCGGCGCGGGCACCCACTCCCACGACCTGCCGGAGCGGACGGTGTGGTCGGCGGCGCCACGCCCGGGGGACCCGGTGCTGATCGGGCTGGTGGAGGACTCCATTGACGAACTGATCGTGTTAGGGGTGCAGGCAGAGTGAACGTGTTGGCGTTCCCGTTCCGTATCGACCCGGAAACGGGCCGGGCTGCGACGGTGCGGGTCGGCTCAGACCAGGAGGCAGCCGAGGCGATCGCGATGCTGGCGTTGACGCGCCTGGATGAGCGGGAGTTGTGCCCCGGGTTCGGCATCCCTGACCCGACGTATGTGGACGACGTGGACGTGGTGATGGAGGTGCAGGCTGCGCTCGCGCTGTGGGGGCCGTTCGACGTGACCGTGTTCGAAGGCGACACGAACTACGACCCGGGCGCGGGAACCGCGACGGTGCAGATCACGTTTGAGAGGACCGGAGAATGACCGATCAGCCTGGATTCGCAGACATCGACGTCACGGACCTGGACGTCACGGACCCCGCGGACCTGGTGGCGATGGCGCTGACGCGGGCGGCGGAGTTGCTACCCGCATGGACGCCACGCGAAGGCAACGTGGAGGTGGTGCTGTTGGAAGAGTTCGCGGTCATCATGGCGGAGGTGGCGCGGCGGCTACAGGACGCCCCCCGGCAGGCCACGATGCAGATTCTCGGCATGTCCGGGCTGCCGCGACTGGCGGGGGAACCGGCGCGGCTGGCGGTGGAGTTCGCCGTGTCTGACACGCTCGGGCACGTCATCCCGGCAGGGACGCAGGTGATCGTTGGTGACCTGGGCAGCGAGTTCCCGCTGGGCGAGTTGACGGAGGACGTGACGATCGCCTCACCTGACTCCACCGGGGCCGGAGTGGTGGAGTTGATCGAACCGGGCGCCGCGCTGGGTCTGTCGGTGGACACGCCGCTGGTGCTGCTGGATGCCGTGCCGTACGTCGAGTCGGTGGAGGTGACGGCGGTCGAGTCGGCGGGCGTCGAGCCGGAGACTGACGACGCGTACCTGCTCCGCGGGTCGGCGTGGTTGCAGTCGATGACGCAACTCCTGGGCCGCCCGGATCAGTTCGCTGCCCGCGCACTCACGGACCCCCGGGTGGGTCGGGCGCTCGGGGTGAACCGTTGGGACGGCGGCGTGGGCGCACCCGGGACGGTGGCGGGCGCGGTGACGGTGCTGCTGCTCGGCNCGGACGGGCAGCCGATGGACTCCGGGGATGAGGAAGAAGTGCGGGAGGCGTTGGAGGGGGCGGCGGTGACGGAGTTGGAGGTGTACGCGCAGGCCCCTGTCGTGCACGAGGTGGATGTGACGGCAACGATCACCCTGCTCGCCGGGTTCTCGTCGGCGACGGTGCTGGCGGCGGCGGAGGCCGCACTGGTCGCGTACCTGAACCCGTTGACGTGGCCGTGGGGTGACGCGGTGCGCGTGTCCCGGTTGACGCAGGTATTGGAGACGGTGCCCGGGGTAGATGCGGCGACCGTGACGCTGCCCGCGGACGACGTGGAGATTGACCCGATTGACCTGGTGATCGCTGACGCGGTGTCGGTGAGCATGTGATGGACCTGGACCGGGCACTCACGGATGAGTGGTATGCGCGGCTGCCTGCCGCGCTCCGCGACCTGGACAACGGGGACCTGTTCGCGTACTTGCGGGTGCCGGGCGACCCCTCGGGTGGGATCAGACTCACCCTGTCTGCGATCGACGGGACGGGGACGGCGCGGCCGCTCGTGCTGTCGGACGGGACGACGTTGACGTGGCTGAACGGCGACCTGACCGTGGAGGGGCAGCCCGCCCCCGACGATCAGGGTGTCATCGTGCCGGTTGAGGAACCGGCCACGTCGGTCGTGGACGACGACGTGCTGATGATTCTGACGGCTGACTGGCGACTGAGTGACTTGTCGTCGGTGCCTCGGGTGTGGCTGCCGTGGCTGGCGCAGGTGCTGTCGGTGGACTTGACGCTGCTGCCCTCGGCGGTGTGGCGGGACTGGATCGGTAACCCGGTGTCCCGCATCACCGGCTCGCTGGCGGCGATTGAGGCGACGGCGGGGATGTTCCTGCTGGACTCGGTGCCGTTCACGGTGTCCCGCACGGATCAATGGACGGTGACGGTGGAGTTGCAGGATGAGGCGCTGCTGGTGGATGAGGCCGTGTTGCAGGCGGCTGTGGATCGGGTGGCCCCGGCTGGGGTTGCTGTCGTGCTGGATGTGACGTGACACGCGCCGGGGTCCGCCCCCAGCGCGGCGACTGTGCTGGAGTGGTGACATGGCTGAGGTGAGGGTTCCGACTCTGGACGGGGGCGGCAAGGTCGCGGCCAAGTTCTGGCCCCCGGAGGTCGCGAACCTGGCTTCGAGTGTGGCGGCGGCGGTGGAGTCGCAGGTGCCCGCGGCCGTTGCGGCGGCTGTTGCGCCGTTGGCGCCGAAGGCGTCTCCGGCGTTGACGGGTGTCCCCACGGCCCCGACTGCCGCGGTGGACACGAACACGACTCAGTTGGCGACGACACAGTTCGTGCTATCGCAGGCGGGGGCGGTGTCTCCGCTGATGGACGGCACGGTCGCGGTGGGTACGTCTACCCGGTTTGCCCGGGCGGACCACCGGCACCCGGTGGACACGTCCCGCGCCCCGCTCGCGTCTCCGACGTTCACGGGTGTCCCGGCTGCCCCCACGGCCGCGGTGGACACCAGCACGACTCAGTTGGCGACGACCGCGTTCGTCGTCGGCCAGGGGTACTTGAAGTCTGCGACTGCCGCGTCCACGTATCAGCCGCTTGACGGGGACCTGACAGCGATCGGTGCCCTGATCGGGACGGCGGGCCTGTTGAGGAAGACGGCCGCGAACACGTGGCAACTGGACACCTCCACCTACCTGACGGGCAATCAGGCCGTCACCCTGTCCGGCGACGCAACCGGCTCCGGGGCGACGGCGATCACCGTCACCCTCGCGAACTCGGGCGTGTCCGCGGGCACGTACAACGACTCCGCGACGCAGGTGCGGCCGTTCACGGTGGACGCGAAGGGCCGCATCACCGGGGTGGGGTCGGCGGTGACGATTACCCCGGCGTGGGCGAGCATCACGGGCAAGCCGACAACGCTCGCCGGGTACGGCATCACCGACGCTCTCAGCGGGTCGGTGTCCGCGACCCAAAACGGCTACTTCGGTGACATCTTCCTGTACGACGACACCTCCCCCTCCCACTACTTGCAGATCACGAACTCCGCGAACTTGACGGCAGCACGGTCGCTGTCGATCAACGTGAACAACGCGGATCGCACGGTGTCCCTGTCGGGGAACCTCACCGTGTCCGCGGCCGCGACAATCTCGGGCACGAACACCGGGGACCAGACCATCACGCTGACGGGGGACGCGACCGGCAGCGGCACGGGGTCGTTCGCGGTGACGTTGGCGTCCACGTCGGTGACTCCGGGGTCGTACGGGTCCGCGACGCAGGTGGCGACGTTCACGGTGGACGCGAAGGGCCGGGTGACGACGGCGGGGAACGCGACCATCGCCGTGGCGCAGTCGGCGGTGACGGGCCTGGTGTCTGATCTGGCGTTGAAGGCTCCCCTGGCGTCTCCCGCGTTGACGGGGACGCCGACGGTGCCGACGGCCGCGGCGGACACGAACACGACTCAGGCGGCGTCTACGGCGTTCGTGATCGGGCAGGCAGGGACCGCGTCGCCACTCGTAAACGGCACGGTTGCGGTGGGGACCTCGCTGCGGTTCGCGCGCCAGGACCACGTGCANCACGGNACGGANACGNCNCGGGCGCCGNTNGCGTCNCCNACGTTCACGGGCACGNNGACGGNCCCNACGNTGCTNCTNACNACCGCNGATACNGCNACNGCCGCAACGCATTACATGGTGGAGGTCGGCACGGACGGGATTGTGCGACCGAAGACGTTGGCGAACGTGCGCACGGAGGTCGTGACGACGGCGGCGGTGAACGCTGCTCTCGCAACGTCCCTGGGCACGGTGACGGTCGGTACCTGGCAGGGGTCGGTGATCGGGGCGTCGTACGTTGACTCGGCTATCGCCCGGCTCGCGTCTCCGACGTTCACCGGGGTTCCTGCTGCGCCTACGGCGACCTTGGGCACGAACACGACTCAGGTCGCGACGACGGCGTTCGTGCAGGCGGCCGTGAACGCTAACGCAGGCTCCCTGGCGGGCGCCTTCCTACTGATGGGAGCATGACATGCCAACCGCGTACAAGGTGCTGGGCCAGTCCGCGCCAGCCGCGACGACTGCGACGACCCTCTACACGGTGCCAGCCTCCACGGAGGTAGTGATCTCCACGATCACGGTCTGCAACCGGGGCGCGTCGGCGGGCACGTTCCGTATCGCGGTGCGCCCGAACGGGACGGCCCTAGCCAACAGTCACTACGTCGCGTACGACGTTGCGATTGGCGCGAACTCCCTGGTGGCGCTGACGTTGGGGATCACCGCTGATGCTGCCGATGTGGTGACGGTGTATGCGTCGTCGGCTGACTTCACGTTCAGCGCGTTCGGTTCGGAGGTGTCGTAATGGCGATTAGTCAGTTTCCTGTTCCGGCTGGGATGAAGTTGAGGCACACGATCACGTCGAGCGGGGCCACGGGCATTCCGGCTGGCATCGACGTCGTGTACGCGGTGCTGGTCGGCGGCGGTGGCGGCGGCGGAGCGGGCGGCACCGGAGGGCAGGGGACCGGTGGCGGTGGCGGTGGGGTGATAGCGGCTATGTCTCCCGCGTACTCGACCTGCACGATTGGGGCCGGTGGAGCCGGAGGCGCTTCTAACGGGGCGCACGGTGGTGCAGGTGGGACAACGATCTTCGGTGCGAACTTGGCCGGGGGCGGCGGAGGAGGTAGTTCAGGCTCCACCATCGGCAACGCGGGAACCTTGGGCGGGGCGGGAAGCGGCGGCGGCAACGTGTCCGGTGGTGGTGCTGGCTCCACCCACCTCAACTGTGTCGGCGCGATAGGGGGCCGGGGTTCGACGCCAGGGGGCACGGGTATTGCCGGGGGCGGCGGTTCGGGCGATGGGCCGTCGGCGGGCGGCTACGGGTCCATGACCTCGGGCGGCGGCGGTGGCGCGTACTACACCGTCTCGGGATCCGGCGGGGGAGCCAATATGTTCCACGCCGCGACCACCGGAGGCACCTCTGTAGCAACAATATCCGGTGGCGGCGGCGGTGGCGGGAACGGGATCCTCGGCCAGGGGACCAACGGGCAGAACGGTGACCCCGGCGGTCAGGCTGGGGCCGGTGGAGCCGGGGGGCTAGGCGGCGGCGGGGGAGGCGGCGGCGGTCGTGCCCTGTCGGCCGGTGTCACCGGCCCCGGTGGCGCGGGTGGCGGCGGCTGCCTGCTCATTTACTACTAGGACGCGAGGAGCCACAGTGCCCAACTACGCAACGTTCTCATCCGGCTACGTCACGAACGTGATTGTCGCCGACAGCGCTGAGATTGCTGAGGAACTGACCGGTGGACAGGTGATGGAAACCACTGGCGCGCCGTGGACCGGCTGGCGGCTGGAGGAAGGCAAGTGGGTTGCTCCGCCCACTCCTGAGCCGGTTGAGCCGCCGGTTGAGGAGCAGGTTGTGGACGAACTACTCATCGAACTGTTGGAGACGTCGTGAACCCCGCCGTCGCTGCCTACATTGAGTCGCGCATTGAGGCGCTGGTGGAGCAGGGCCGGTTGCCGGACGCGGCCGTGGACAAGGCCGCGGCGAAGGGCTTGTTGCGGGCGGAGCGGGTCGCTGAGGTGAAGGCGAAGCGCCTACATGGCCCGCCTGCGGGTTCTCCGGGGCAGGGGAAGTAGCGCGACACGGCCTGGGGTCCGCCACCAGCGCACCGGATGAGGTTCGCTCGGGAGCGGCGGGGGGTCGTTGAGGAAGGGTGGGTTGTCGTGGACGATCAGGTGTTGACGTTCAAGGTGTCGGTGGATGAGGCGAACCTTGTGTTGGGTGCGTTGGGGGCGCAGCCGTTTCAGTCGGTGGCTGGGCTGATCGGGAAGTTGCAGGGGCAGGCGGCGGAGCAGATGCAGCCGACTGCGGAGAAGCCGAAGCGGTAGGCGACACGGCCGAGGTCCCACCACGGGTAGGCGATTTGACCAATCCTGGGTGTCATGTGGACCCGGGCGTTCTGGAAGGGCACCGCTGAGCGTGCCGTATCGACGGCGGCGCAGGCCGGTCTAGCGGTGGTGGGCGCGGACACGGCCGCGGAGATGCTGGGCTTCGACTCGTTTCAGGCGCCGTGGCTGTACGTCGGGTCGGTTGCGCTCGGCGGGGCGATCCTGTCGGTGGGGAAGTCGTTGGCGGCGGCGTACGTGGGCGATAAGGGGACGCCTTCGCTGGTGCGGGGCGGCGAGTGATGGCCGACCCGTTGGATGCGGCGAACGTTGACCTGGCCGATATTGACGCAGACACGCGCAAACCTCCTGCGGGGTGGGTGGCGGCGGACACGGGGGCGGACCCGGACCCGGATGACGTGCTGGACCTTGACGTGGACGCGGACTCGTGACCGGGCTGCCGTCGCAGATGCTCGCGGCGTTCCGTGACCACGGCGTCGATTGCA